TCCCTTTTCAAGATTGGTTCAGGATAAGTTCTTCCATTTCTGTTTGGTACATTGTACTTTTGTAAAACTGCATAAAACTCGAAAGGGTTTCTATAATCTAATTTCGATGATTCTTGAAGAACTTTAGCATTCAATTCATTTTTTGGAGAAATCCAACCTGCATCCATCTCGACTAAAATCCCATGACCTAACTCATGAGCTTCTAATATTCTTAATTCTTTCATTTAATCTTTTCTGATAAATATAATCAAGTGGATTGTTTATTAAGATTGTGGTTTTTTGGTATAATGAAATTCAAAATATTTGTTTTTATCAATGTTGTTCTGATAAATTGATTTCACAATTTTTTTAATTGATTCTTTGGTTTCAAATGATTTGAAATCTAACTCATCGTTTGTGTAGAGATTAATTTCCAAATTGAAAAAAGATTTTTTTCCATATAAGATACCACTAGTTCTTAAGTCTAAGTCAACTATAGTTTCTTGTCTGAATTGATTTGTATTTATTGAATTGAAAACTGTGTGTTTGATTTCTCTATTAAGATTACAAACAATTCTATTCCAATTTTCTAATTCTTCTTTTGGTGTCACCCAAGATTGAATGTTTACGAATATTGATTTGAGATTTTTAGAATCGACTGTACCATATACAGATTTTATTGTGTTGTACAGATTTAGTTTTACGCTCTTGCCTTTTTTCATTAAGTTTCATATTACTATTAGTTTATTTTTTATAAAAATAGTAGTAGTTTTACTTAATGTCAAAAATTTGAACAAATTAAGAATATTTCTAGTATATGATTATTATCGAAATAAAAAACAACGAAAACTTAGAAAGAGCATTAAAGACACTCAAATCCAAAGTAATTAAAACTAAACAAAATCAACTCCTTTTAAAAAAAAAGGAATATACTAAACCTTCCGTTGTAAAAAGAACCGCTAAGTTAAAAGCTATTTTTTTAGAAAGGAAAAAAAAACAATTAGATTGATTCTTCTAATTTTTTCAATTTCAAATAAGTTATTTGGTCAAACTTTTCTTTACTAACTCTTTCCAAAGTTTCGGAGATTCTATCTCTGATTTCTGAGTCATTCTCATTCTTCATAATAGATTTCAATTTCAGGATAGTATTTTCTCTGAGAGATTCAAACTTTGTTTTTAAATTATCTGTGTCCTCAGACAATAGTTGTATGAACTCCTTTTTGGTGTTTTCATCAAAAGATTCCAAATAATTCGAAATTGTTTGATTTGCGATTTTCACCATTGATTTAATTGGAATATTAACAGCTTCAATTATTTTATGACTTTTCTTAGATGTTAAAACTTTAATAATGTTCTTTTTAGATTCGATTCTCTCGTGCAAATCAGTTTTATTTATATAAACTAAATTGTCAATATCTTGGTATCCATTTACAACAGTTCTATCAGAACTTGTATTGATTTTAGTTGTGGATAGAAGTTTCCTAATTAAAAAAATACCTTCGGATAAAAAATCTTTTGCATCATTTTCACTGAAATCTTGCGGGCTACTCAATTGGTCATAAATTGAATATATCTTTGATATATTCTTATTGTTCAGGATGTTCTGTTTAAACTCCTTCAAAGTTTTTTTGAACTCAGTCTCATTCCTATAAGACTCTAACAAGTTGTTTTCTATAACCGATTTTATTTGCCCGAATGTCATCTTGGTATTTTTCCTATAAATATTATGAATTTAATAACTTATCTAACTCTTTTTCAATTTCTCCCAAAGATTCTTGAGCATGTCCTAATTGTAAAACTTTTCTTCCTTCAATCATGTTATTTTCCACTAAAATATTCAAACTATCCATTCTACTTTCAGGAGCTAATTCAGGCTCACCTGCTGGTGGTGTTTCTGGTGTAGGTGCGGCTGGTTCAGGTAAAGCAGCACCGGCTTCAGGTGCAGGTCCAAGTTCCTCAGCACCACCTGGTGTTGTAGATGCACCCACGGAGGATGTTGCTCCGGTCGCACTACCATAAAGTTTGTCAATATTATCAAAGAGACCAGATTTAGTAATTACAGTTGGTGTTGCCTTTAATTCCTCACCTACGGCTCTTTCAATTCTTTGTTGTTGTAAATCAAGTCTGATTTCATCGTCTGACCAACCAAAGATGTGTTTCTTTGCCCATGTAGAAGATGTTGCCTGTATTCCATTTCCTGGGTCAGAAACCAAATCTTTATAAAGTAAGATTTTTTCTTTCCATACTTCCACAGTCAACAGGTCTGCCTGTTTTGATGGGTTTGTAAGTCCTAATGTGAAGTTTGTAAGTTCGTCTTCAAAACCCAACAAAAATAAATGTATTATTGCAATTTTATTTAGTTCTTGCAACATACTTTTTTGGATTCTGTTAATCGTTCTAGCAAAACGAATATCTTGTAATGAAAGATTTTTTCCATCCCCGACAACCTCTTCAAAACCTAAAAACGCTTTTGGTACACGTAAGGCTGTTAATAATTTCTTTTGTATATATTCGATATCGGCAATCTCTGATAAGTTTTGAGCACCCTGTAGTGTATCAATTGGACTTGGTGCAGCTGGGTCTCGGACTGGAACAAAGTAATCTTGGTCTACAGCCATTTGATTGAATCTCATGTCTACATTTCCAGTTTTACTATCTACAATTTGTTCTCTCTTAAACTTATTTGCAACGCGTTGTACGTATGCTTCAACATCATCATCGTTCATATTACCCACAAAAACCTTAAATATTCTTCTTTCAGGGGCTCTTGAAGTTCTATAAATTAACATCGCATCCTCAGAAAGCAAAAGTTGTTTCCATATTCTTCTAGCTTTTTCCAACATTGAAGTTCCATAGGGTAATTTTCTATCATCACCCAATAATCTGAAGTGTGCAATCTCCCAAGATTGGAACTCCATATTTTTGTTTTTCCATGTGAAATGAAGAGCCTTTTTCTGACTGTCTAATTCTTTTGTAATGTCAATAGAAATTTTTTGACTCACCCCAACCTCATGCCTTTCTATTTCGATTGTTGGTAATTGTTGACAACCAACAACACCTTTCTCAGGGTCCAATTTCAGATAAACAAAGTTATCACCATACTTACATGTATTTCTTGTCCACATAGGTAAGTTAGTGTTGATATCCAAGTTGTTGTTAAATAAATCAGCTAAAACACCTTTGATTCTTTTTGACTCGGAATATATTTGTAAAATGAAACCATCCTCATTTGTGGTTGTACATTCCTCAGCGTAAATGTCCAAGGCTGCAGATATTTCAGGAGTGTATTCCATTGACTCATAATCGTATTGAGCCGACAACCTTGATGGTTCATAATAAATGGCTTGTGAGTATAAATTATTTTCAACCTTTGCCCATTGATTTGTAAGATAATAAGTTTGTTGTGCCTGAAGTTTTTCAGACTCATATTCTTGTTTACTTTTTGTTCTTAATAATTCTTTTTTATCAAACTTGAATGTTGGATAATCTTGATTTAATAAAGAATTAGGACCAAAAGTTTGGGATAGTCGTTGCCAAACCGTTAAATTTTGATTTTCTGCCATGATACAATTTAACCATTTACGTCAATAATATAAATAGTTATTTTGCACCGAATAACCACCCATAGGTTTTATAATCTTGACGTGACGCACCATTCTGATAGGAGTTTTGTCTTCCCATCTGTGGGACCATTGGGTTAAAAAAGTTTGAACTATTTTTGTTTTCATTGATGGACGTTGCCCATGAGTTCAACATAGCTTTTGTATGGTTCACATTCTTCTGTATGGATTGGAAAGATTTCTCTCCGACGTATATAGCCATGGAAATTGCCATGATACAATCATCGTGTTGTCCCTTTTGGTGGTCAGGTCTTCCATTAAGGTAAATGAATGTATTCATCTCATTATAAGTTCTGTGAGAATATATTTTGAAATCGTGTCTAATTGCTTCTTCAAAAGCAGCAATTATTTGAACTCTTTTAGTATTGAAATTGATACCAGGTATTTTATCCTGTATTTTGGGGTCCCATTTCCATTTCTTATTTGGGTCTAAATTATCTACATACAATCCATGTTCATAGTTCATTTCTTGTAACTTTCTCGCGGTTGAAACACCCATACCTCCCGTGATATCTATAACTCCATAGGCGTTATACATAGAACCCCATTTATACCCAATCTCCGCCAATACATCAGGTGGAATCTTCCCAACATACTCCAAGACTTGTTCTCTTTCATCAAAATCAATTATTTGTATACTAGAATAATCTTCTGAATCTCCTCTCGATACGTCAAGTCCCATAATATATTTGTGACCTCCAACAGGTTCTTTGAAAATCCAAAGCGCAGAACCCATAAGTTTGGCTTGTGGTTCTCTTAATTGGTTTTTGGAAATTTTCTGCATAATATCCGGCTCAAAAACATTGTCTCCTGAACCAAGAAAATTACATTCTAATTCTTGTGCTACTTTTCTTTTATCAAACTTCAATTTTTTTACCATTCCTTCGAACCAAGAGGAGCAAGGTTTGTATCCTTGTTCAATATATTTTTTTAATTCACTATGGTCTCTATCGTATGGATTATCAATAGATAAATCAACAACAATGTCTTTGGGATAATCTTCTCTATTGAGAAGATAATGAACTAAATCATTTGTTTTGACCATGTAAAGGTCTTTCGTATATCTTGGGTCTCTATACCAAAACATCTGAGAGATTTTAAATTCATTC